CTCTATTCAAGATGTAGAACTAAAAATGAAGAATTTACCCGAATTTGATAGAAAGAGGGCACGAAAAACTGCAATCACAGAAATTCTTACTGCTTCCAGTAAGGCGCAATGGGAATCTTATATGCAAAGCCCAGCGGTTGTAAAAAAGAAGTGGAAGCATTCTGGTAGTAAGAAAAATCAACCCCGTGAAAATCATGTGGCCATGGATGGCGTAGAGGTTGGTGTGGATGAAGAATTTGAAATAGAGGGCAGTGGAGAAACCTGTCAGTATCCCCGTGATCCTTCGTTGTCTGCGAAAGAGCGTGTGAATTGCCATTGCACAATGGGTCCAGTGGTAGATGAATCAATTCTTGGCCTTTCTCAAGAAGAAAAAGAGAAGTTGCGGCAAGAAGCATTGGAAGAATTAAATAAGTAGGAGGGATTACTTTGTATTACGTTCACAGAATTGGAGAGATTGAAGTACCGTATGTTACACGAAAGGAGGTGAATCATTGTGCCGAGAGAATTAATTAACGCCAATATTACCCATGTCTCCTATGTAGATAAAGGGGCAAATAAAAAACAGTTCTTTCTCACAAAATCAGAAGAGAAACCGACATTCCAAAAAGAAGTAAAGGTATTCGTCAATAAAGAGGAAGAAGAGCAAAAGCTTGTTTACGGCGTTGTGTATGAGCCGGATGTGGAAGATGCCCACGGAGATTTTATGAGCGCAGAAGAAATTGAAAAAGCCGCGCATGTTTTTATGAAGGATTATCGCAATATTGACAAGCAACATGATTTTAATGCCGGTGTAGGGGAAGTGGTTGAATCTTATATTGCTCCTACAGATTTTAAAATCGGCGATGAAGAAATTAAAAAAGGTTCTTGGGTACTCGTTACAAAGGCTTCTGATGAAATATGGGGGCAAATAAAGAAAGGTGAAATCACCGGTTACAGCATGGCTGGCACAGCTGAAGTTGTAGAGGTTCAAAAACAAGAAGAAAAGCCTATCACTCAAGAGTCAAACGACGACGAAGTGAAGGGCTTTTTTAATTTACTTAAAAACTTCTTCACTGGTGAGAAGATTCAAAAAGGCGCAGTGAAGGATCAATACGAACAACGTTCAAAAGCAAATCGTTTTTGGGTCGCTATTGATTCGTTCGAATCCGTTTTACGTCGTTACAATTGGCAAACAGATGAATACGAATTTGAGAACGATGAAACAAAAATTCGCGAAGCAATACAGGATTTATCTGACATCCTAATTGAATTACTTGCTTCTGAAAATATAGCAAAAGCTGTTGGTAAACCGCCAGAAAAAGTTGAAAAAGCAGGTAAAAAAATATCGTCTGCCAATATGCAGAAAATCAAAGATGCGCATGCGGCGCTTGCTGAATTAGTAGCTCTTGAAGAGGAGGAGGAAGAAGAAGTGAAAAAAGAAGATATTGAAAAAATGTTAGACGAAAAATTGGCGCCAATCGTTAAACGATTGGACGATATTGAAAAAGAAGAAGGTGCACAAACAGGGCAAGAACAAGACGATATCGTGAAACAATTTGAGGAAGTGTTAGATTCTAAGCTGTCGGCTATCAGTGAACGTTTAGAAGTGGTTGAAAAAGCTCGTGGCGTTTCGAAACAAGCTAATGTTGATGAGGGACAACAACAAGTTCAAAAACATTACTTAGCAGGGATTCTTTAATAGAAAGGGGTAAAGACATATGAAAAATCAGCAAATCTTAAAAGACGATGCTATTACAACCGGTTCGATCACAGCGGGTTTACTCAACCCTGAACAATCTAAAAAGTTTATTCAACAAACTTTTGAAGCTACAGCACTTGGCGGTTTAATCCGCAAAGAAATGCGCCAAGCCAAAACAGGTGAAATCGACAAAATCGGAATCGACTCCCGTATCTTGAGGAAGAAAACAGAAAACACTGACGATGGATACCGTCAAAAACCTAAGTTCGACAAGGTTGAATACTCAACGACTGCTGTGCGTTTACCTTGGGAAATCACAGAAGAGTCTCTTCGTGAAAACATTGAAGGAGAGAGCTTTGAGGAAACAGTTACAAAACTTATGACCACTCAATTAGGTATCGACCTTGAAGACTTGTACATTAACGGGGATGAAGAAACGCCAGATACAGACCCAGACTATGATTTTTTGAAAATCAATGACGGATGGATAAAACAACTGTCTACCGGATCACATGTAGAAGATCGTTCAGCTAAGAACAATGGGGCCATTTCCCTTGACGTGTTCTATGACGCGCTAGCTCAATTGCCAAACAAGTACAATGACGGTACTTTGCGTTGGTTAGTCGCCCCATCATTAAAGCAAAAATGGGAGCACTACCTACTAAATGAAAACATTAAAAATGGTGGCGGTCTGTCAGAATCAATCATGAATGCGCCTGCTAGTATTCCGTTCGTGTCTGTACCACGGATGCCGGCAGACAAAATAATTTTGACTAATCCGAAAAACTTGATCGTTGTCAACACATATGACGTTAAGATCCGTAAAACGGTTGAAGGTAAAGAGGCTATCATGCAAGATAAACGCTTCTATGTTGTTCATCTTGATTTTGACCCGATCATTGAAGAAAAAGATGCTGCAGTCCTTGTTAAAGGTCTCGCATAGGAGGTTCGTTTCACGTGATTAAACTAAAATTGGTTAATGCACTATCTTATAGCGGGGTTGTGAGCGCTGATGTTCGCAACCCTATTGTTGTAGTAAAAACCAAAAAAGAAGCAGACGAAGCTGTAAAAACAGGATACTTTGAAATTGTAAACGAAGAAGAAGAAAAAGAAGGGGC